GCCCGGGTCCGGTGCTTGCCGCACCTGCCGGTCCGGTGAGAGGACTTCTGGCCCCCCAGCTGCTGCAACTTGCTGGTCAATCTTTGACTTGATGCCCTGGCGGTCAATGCCAAAGGTCCCCAGCAAGCTATCTCTCCAGTCAGGAGTTCTTGCAGTAGCAGATCCCTGCGGCTGAAAGCCAGCGGCACGCATCTCAGCAATCATTTGCTCGTGTGTCGGCGCTTCCTGCGTGCTGGCCGGCTTAAATCCAGCTTCCTGCATTTGCCGAATCATTTCAGCGTGAGAGGGCTGCTCCTGAGCTTCTGCCATTACTGACCTGCCGCCGTTTGGTGTGCTTTCTGAGCTAAAAATTGCTGGTAATTTGCTTCAATCTCCTTCGGGGTGCTGCCGTAAGAAATTGACGCCGGAGGTACTGCCGCCTGAGGAGCTTGTGGCTGCGGCGCTGCTGCCTGTTCTCCGAGCGCCTGCTGCACTCTCCACTGTCTGGATTTATAGTAGGCATGCTGAGACTGAGCTGCTGCCCGCATGGCCGGGTTGTGGAACATGCCAGTGATGTCACGGCTGTTAGCTATTTGAGCTGACCGTGCTGCCACCTGATTGTCGAGAGAAGAGTTAAGGCGGTCCGTCATGTGGAGTGCAAACTTAACGAGCTCTGGGGATGCCGGTTTATTTGGATTATTCGTGACTGCAGTCTCGAGAGCCTTGATCTTTTCGTCGCCCAGCATTGGGGTGATTTCCCGCCTGCTAGTATCACTTGCGGTTCCGTTTCCAAGCACTGTCGCGATGTTGCTGATTACTTCATGCACAGCTTGGTAGGTAACCGGAAAGTTCGGGTCATTAGTGGTGAGCATCTGATGGTCTCGGTCGAGCTTGTTACCGAGGTCTATGAGGTTAGGCAGCTTCGGATCGTGCGTCCACTTATCAAGCATCCCTTGCGTGAGCTGATCTTGCCCGTTAAGAACACGACCTTCCAAAGATTGTGCCTTAAGGCGGGAAGACTCAATCATTGCCACGTGGTTTTCATGGTCATCAATCATCTTCTGGACACCCTCGAGGCTACCTGAGCGACTAATGTAGTCTGCCTGGTCTGCGTTAGTGACATTCCCTGTGCTTGCAAGGGTGTGCATCGCGCCGATATATTTCTGCATGGCCTCCGGGTCCATTTTGAGTGACTCAAGTCCTGCAGTGTCTGCGTTCGGGTCCATGCGCTTCCACTGACCTGCAAAGCTCTGAATGTATTGCTTCTGCAGGGGTCCCGTGAGGGTACTTGCCTTAGTGATTCCCTGCATGATGAAATTAGCTTTATTCATCTGCTGATTCTGCTTTTCCATTTCAAGCTCTTGCCTTGCGTGCTCCGCCGTCGCTGCCACATGATAAGCAGTAACTGCATCACCGACTGACTTACCGACGTCACCCGCCGCATTCTGTGCCCCTGAAATGACTGACTCCGCAAGTGTAGGCATAACTATTTCCTCCCTAGCCTGCGCCGGAGCATATGGTGATGTGCTTCCTGGCGGGCCTCATGATCAAATTGTGCGATGACATGTTGGATGCCGGGTACTGACTTAAAGTTCTCGCCGAAGCGCTGCCGCAGTGCCCGCATGAGCCTCACCCGGCCAAGTGCGTGAAATTCAAGCTTAGGCATCCCCTCACCTAAGAGATCAGGCAGGTCATGCAGAGAGACGCCGCGCTCCTGCGCGTGAGCTCCTTTTCTGCCCATGACTTCACCTAAGGTGGCGTTTGCCTTCTTACCCATTTAGTAGCCGCCTGCCGTGTTGCCGTAACGGTTACCGCCGACCCCTGCGTAGGATTCGATGCTCTGGAGAGTCGGCATCTGGAATGCGGTGCTATAGGGCTGCGCGTACTGATTAGCCCTCAGAGACTCAGGGATTCCAGTGAGATTAGGTGGCGGTTTAACAGCTGCACCTAGGGTTCCCGGCGCTGCTGCTCCTCCGCTGCCTAAGCCAAGAGAGTAATTTGCAGTCTTGCCGAAACCTGCTGAGTCCCCTAGGGCAGGCATTGTCATTCCGCCTGATCCGGGTGCCGTACCGTCTGGCATCGGTTTACTCGGGTCAACATTTCCTGTGGTGTCTGCAGCCTTATTTCCTGCTTTCATAGCTGCTAAGGTCATAAGGCCAGAGCCGACGCCGCCTAAGGCCTTACCCCAGATCTGCTGCCCTGCCTGCTCGCCGCCTGCTGCATTTATTGCAGCCTCATTCGCTGAAGCATTAGCCCCTGTGAAACTTGCAATGATGTGTGCTGCCTGAGCGTCCGGTGATTGCGTCTGAATGCTACTTAAGGTGGCATTTACTTGGCTCAGCGCCTGACCTAGGGTCTGCGTCCCGCCTAAGGCAAGGCCGCTCACCTGCTGCAAGTACTGCTGCTGGACGCCGGTCATCATCTGGTCAGTCTGTGCGTCGAATTCGCGGATTGCGTTCTGCCCGGCGGAGCTTGTTTCAGCGCCCGGGCCTAACTGCGTCCTTAGCTGATCAAGCATTTGGTTCCGCTGTCGGTCCCGCTGCGCTTGAATCTGTCCCATCACAGGGGCTGCCTTCCCCTGGAGCATTGCTGTCGTCTGCTTCCCCGCCTCAACTAGTGCCGGATCTAAGGCAGCAGCCGTCTGCTCCATGCGGCGGACGTTAGCTTCCTGCCCGTGAAGGGCTAAGTCATAGGCCGCAAGAGAGGCAGGCGTTTTAACCATGCTAACGGCCTGCTGCTCTTTTGCTGCAATCTCCTTCCGGTAAGCCTCAGCTGCTTGCTGCTGTGCCTTTGCTGCCTTACTCGCAGCATTCGACCCCATGATTGCGCCGCCTACCTGAAGTGCTGCCCCTGTGCCGACTGCCGCTGCTACCCAACTCATTTAAGCCCCCGTGATTGCTTCTTTCGTCTTAGCCTCAAGCCAGGCGTCACTTTTCTCGATGACCTGCTCTTCGATGCGCGTGAGATCAGTCTCGTCTGTTACGTGGAGATTGCAGAAGATAATGTCAGTCCGTGCGACTGCGCACTTCCTGCCCGGTTCCCCTGCGAAGATCATAGGCGCCCTAAGCAGAGTGCTTCCCCCGTCGGAGTTTAACATCTCAAGCTCCCCCTGAAGGAGCATGCAGGTGTGCCGGGTCTTATGCTCGTGCCCTAAGATGAGGGTTCCTGCCTTAGCGTGCATTTCCCGAATGTAAAGGCCCGGCATGAAGGTGTGAACTACCGGCAGCTCCGCCTGAGGGAGCTGCAGCATTTCCTTTTCGAGTACTGTCAATGCTTCATTCATAACTCATCCGGACCACCCCAGAATTGGAACTGAGTATGTTGCATTCACCTGCAGAGTTGAGTTGCCTAGGTTTGGCACACCGGCTGACCCAAACATCGCACTGCCGTTACCGGAGGATTGGTCCGTCCTGATACCGCCAAATCTCACCTGTGTACTGCTATAAACGTAAACACCACCTATCACGTTGTTGGCGCCCGTAGCCATAGCACACATCCCAACTGAGTTTGTCATTGGAATTACGGCCTGCCCGATAGAGGCTCCGCCGTAGGTCGTGCATAGGTTGGTGTCAATGGTAAGGTTTGATGGCATTGCGATGAGGTAATCACCAGTTCCAACTGTACCGGCTGCCGTCTGGTTATATTCAACCCTAATGTCCGCGTTAGCGCCGTTCCTGCGCCACCAGAGGTTATCTGCTGAGGTTGTACCCTTAGTACCTGCCGTCGTGACTGCGGCAATGTGTGTCGTATCGCCTGGGTTAAGTTTACCGGCTAAGATCCAGTTCGTAGGGAAGAATCTATGCACGATGAAATACGCATAGCCATCTGAAGTGAGTGTAATTGTCTCACCCTGGGTGCAGAGCGTTGTCGTGAAAGCCCCGTTGATGCCATAATTAGCATAACCAGGTTGCTGGCCCACGGTACCGGAAAAACCAGCAGCGTTTGCAAAGTTAAAAGTGCCGTTAGTGAGGGTTAGGATAGCTGAGGCACTCATTGTTGCTGCAGTCGCGCCTTCAAGGGCGAGCAGTGTCGTGTTCGGCGGAATCCCCGGACCTGATATGAGCTGCCCAGCGACAAGTGAGGCTGTGCTGCTCAGCCCTGTGATCTTAGTAGGTGTTGTCGAAGTGCTAATCGTTCCCGTTGGGTTAGCAACAGCACTTCCCCAGCTCTGCAAGGTGACGACTGTCCCGATGTTATTATCCGTTCTGACATAGGTGATAAACTTACCCTTAAGCTGCTGCGGGTGCGGCAATACTTGCGTGAAGGCACCGGCCGCCCCGGTTAGGGTAATGACCTGCTCCCGCTGAACTATGTTAAACGGAAGAATGACATTGCTTGCTGCAGTGATGTTACTTACTGGGCTTGTGTCGTCTGCGCGGTAAAAACTCTCGACGTTTTCAAGGAGCGTAGCTGAGTTACTCCAGCCGTAACCTAAGCAGCGCCAGGGCTGACTCGGATGGTAGTAACCTTTAAGGTCACCCCTTCGGTCATAGGGCGCCACCTTACTAATCCAGCTCGTGCCGTTAGTGTCCTTATAGAAGTAATACATAGTGGAGGCAGTCTGCGAGCCTGTGTCCATGTGGAGGGAAAAATCCCAGCGGAAGTAATCTGCTGCCGCCTGGATAACGTTTCCGTAGACGCTGACCTGGCCGCCTGTGTTACGTGTCCTTACGACAGTGCCTGAGTTCTGGCTGTCCGCAAAGAGCTCACAAGTGTTTAAGTCAGAGTAACTTTCAAAGAAATCAAAGCTGCGTGCGGCTATAGTGTTACTCGTGTCAGTTACAACGACACCGATTAAAGTGACGTTTGCTGTAACCCAGCTCGTCCCGTTATAGGTCTTCCAGTAATTGACTGAGGTATCAAACCAGTAATCACCGGAGGCAGGGGATGAGGGCGCAGTGCCGCCTGCCCGCGGATTTGTATAACCGACTGTGATTCCTGATGAAGTTGTCGCATAAATCCAGCCTAGTTTAAGGAGTGTCAGTGTGTCCCCGTTACTTAGCGTTCCTCGGGAGACAAGCGTATCTGAGGAATTAAAGAAATAACCGCGGTAAGCCTGCCTGATCTGCGTGCTGCTTTCAATGCGACCGATGAGGTACTCACCGGCTGTCGTCTTAAAGGCAGCAATATTGCCGATCTGCGCACTGACTGACGTACCCATTCCAGAAACAGTAATCTGGGTTCCGTTCTCGCCGACTAAGGTACTTGAGGCAGTTCCCGCAGCAGCTAATGTCAGATCATTGACTGTCGCTGTGTTCTGGCTGCTCGGCGCTACGGTGAGACCAGTGAGCGTCGTATCTGCTGAGATTGTGTAAGTTGTTCCGTTGATTGCGTAACTGAAGGCGGTCGCTGTCGCCTTGAGTGTCACTGAGTTCGTTGTGTTCGCAGCAACTAAGAACATAGGCTGCGCTGAACCCGTGGTTCCGACCGTGCGTCCTGAGTTAATCTTGTTTCCGAAGGCTACTGCACCTATCAGTGAGTTAATCTGACTGATTGAGACAGAAGGGGTCTGGTACCAGTAGGTATTTCCTGTAATGGCTGCAATTTGAAAGCGAAGTCGTTCAAGTTCCCCGCTCAGCGAAGTGGCAAGGGACTCAGAGCCCACAGAACCCGGTGCCGTAGCAGTCTGCATCTGCGCCTGATTCTGGCTGTAACCAGCCAGCATCTCCGGATTGAAGTTACTTAAGACGTTATCAAATTCAGCGTTAAGATCAGAGGCTAGGACTGTGTCTGAGGTCCCCCAGGTCTTAATCCGCGAGTAATTACCAGAAGGATTCGGCATCTCGTCTCTCCCCTTAGCTTAATCGTGTCGGCTGCTCACCTGAGAGCTCAAAGCCGACCGTAAGCATGCTGACTTTGAAGTTCTGATTACTGCCGCTGTTGTAGCAGCGGAACATGATCCGTCGGCCTACCCCGTGAAGCGGCTTCCAGAGTGTCTTCTCCCCGAAACCGCCTAGCTTACTGGTCCCCAGGACGAACGCACCGCAGTAATTAGTATCCACAGTCTGTAAGAATGTTATGGTCTCGGAGAACCGTCCGTCAATCCACACGTCAATGCTGAGGTTCTGGCTCCCCTCTTCTTGGAAGGTCACCCCGAGGTTCTGCCAGAGCTTATTCTTGTGCGCAAAGCCGGGGTCTAGGTGGCGCATGTCAATTTCGGCCGTCCAGAACTCACCCGTGTAGGCTGAGCCTGAACCCATTACCCCGACTGCGCGGTCTTCTCGGTCCATTAGGTAGACGTAACCGTCTGCCGCCCCGTAGATGGGTCGCTGAATATTGTTTGTATCCCGCCGCAGGGCCAGGCAGTCAGGGCTTAGGTGGGTTAGCAGTTCAAACTTCGGTGTTTCCGGATGACTGACGTCTAGCTGAATGATGCAGTTGTTTGCCGTTCCGCCCTTAGTCCTTCCCGTGAAGTAGGCTAACCCCTTCTCCGGGTAGTAAAGGGCCTGCTGATACTGGGAGCCTAAGGGAACTGTGTTCTCGGCGAAGAAACGGCTGACGAGGCTGCGCTTAAAGATGTCCCCTTGCGTGAAGTTCCCGTAATTCAGTGTGGCGGAGAATGAGACGAGCTTATTCGTGTTACTCCCGAGGATTAGGTCATCCAAGACCTGAGCGCAGGCATGCCAGCCCGCAACGCCTAGGCCCTCACCGAACTTACTGAAATACCAGTTGCTTGTCGTCGTGTCTGAGTCATTCAAGATGTAAGAGAAGTCACCGTCCTTCCAGACGATGAGTTTCTGTTTATAGACGAAGGCACCGACGATGTCGCCCCCTTCACCTGGGCCGACGGAGAAGCTTAAGTTACCCGTACTCGTGAAATCCTCGTGATCTGAGGTGAGGCTCATGTAGCAGTTACTCTTAGCGAAACAGACAAGCCGTCCGCGGTGAATGAGGCCGAAGTTCGGGAAGTTGCTCTGCGGATTGCTGCTTACTGAAGGGTTAGGCCAGTCTGCGGCAGGTGAGCTTATGCTGGCAAAGGTGCTATTGTCGCCTGAGCACACCTTTACCTGATTAAGTCCGCCTGAGAAAAAGAAAATCTTCTTGTCGCGCCCTGAGGTCTCGTTTCCCCCCTGGACGAATTGGCATTTGCTGGTGAGTGCGCCTAAGCCTGTTGCTATTGCGACGGGTGAGGTGCTCGCCGCATTACCGCCGAAATAACGGTCACCTGTGTCCTTATAGATTTTTCCGTCTGAGGTCGCAGCAAATAACCTTTGTTTAACCGTGGTAGGCCAGTAGTCAAAGAGGGCGACGACACCCGCGGAAAAGGCTGTGCGGTTATAGGTGATTGCACCGGGTGCTTTCTGCATGAAGCCTAGCTGATAGTCGCAGTTAATCACCTTGGTCAGAGCATCAAAGGGGACGGCAGAGGGTGCGAGGTCTGTTACGAGACCTTTCATGCCGACAGGCACTTGACAGATTAGGTTTTCAAAGGCCATAAGCGACCCCATGGATGAGACTAAGTTCTGGGCTAAAGTTGCAATGATACCTTTTCATGAATGCTGGGAGTGGGTAGGCCGCAAAAATCCAAAGGGCTACGGTTTCTGCTATGCGCGCTGGGGTTCGCACCGGGAACAACTGGCTCACCGTGCGTCCTGGATAATACATTACGGGAACATTCCTGCCGGAAAACACATTCTGCATAAGTGCGATAATCCAGGCTGTGTGCGACCTGAGCATCTTTATGCAGGCACTAATGCGGAGAATGTGCGCGACAAGATGATCAGAGGTCGTACGGGTAAAGAAAAGCGTGCGGGTGAACGGCATCACGCGACGAAATTCACTGCTGATGACGTGAGATCTATACGCAGTTCCACAGCTACGCATACCGCGCTTGCAAAGCAATACGGAGTGACCATTCAGTGCATTTCGCAAATTCGCAAAGGTAAAAACTGGCGTTACCTTTAACTTAGCTGTTGTCACTATCGTAACCCCACACCATCAGTCTTCGATAAGACTTTTCAGGTAACATGTCAGGCCGGGCGACTACGTTACCGAAGTTGCGCCCTGTTTTTAGCAGGTCCTGCCTGTTCGCCTTCATCATCCCCTTTAGCATCTGCTGACTTAGCTGCAGGTAATTCCCCGCATTGTTATCCTGCTTATTTAGCAGCAGGTAATAAGCAGCACCGTAGGTGAGGATGCGGTTCCACTTACGTGGAATACGCGGAACTGACTGCGCATTATTCTGCAAGTCCCTCGGATAAGGGATGTGATCAAATTCGATGCGCATCGCCTGACTCGGGTACTTGTTTAGTCTAATGCTAATCCGTCCGTCCTGCGCATGCTCCCCTACTATCATGAAGTAATCTGGCGTCCCTTGCCTGACATTAATGAGATTAAAGTCGCGGTCAAAGCTCCGCGGATCAAGGGCGCAGATCTGGCCTGACTGCTGCCCCAGACCGTAGGAGTAACCGTAATAAATGCGACCCGGCTGTGTGAGCCTCGCTGTCGCCCCTAGGGGATACGCACTGGAGTAGGAAGCGGAGCCGCTCTGGCTTAGGTAGTCAAAGCCTAAGGTGCTCCAGCCGCTCCGGTAGTAATTCGTCCCGTTCCCTGTGACCGTAAATAGTGCTGTGGCAGTTCCGCCGAGGTTAGAGGTCAGGGTGAAGTTGCGGCTAATGGAATCATAGCTTCCGGTGTAGGTGTTTCCGTTCGTGTCAGTTGAGGTGAGGACTGAGGCTGCGTGAGTTGCCAGTGACCCTGGAGTGTAAGCTCCGTGAGTCATTGTCGCTGTCTGCACCGTCGTTCCGCGGCTAATGAAATCAAGCGTGTCATTATACTGGTCGATGACTATGTAGCTCGGAGTCAGGTCATACTCGAGCTGAAAGCAGTGAAAGGTGCTCGCGTAGTTACTCTGAGGGAATGCGCAGTCTAGCTGAAAGGAAGTCTGCCCCGAGGTGTGCTGGATGATGCGGTAAACTTCAGGACCGCCGTCCGGCTTAAGGTACCAGCCCTCAACTGAAGCTGAGGCACCGTTCACCTGAGGAGCGGTGGAGAAGGTACCCGTCACCGATCCCTGGTTCAGGGTAACACTTCCCGCTGTCACCGGCGGATTTAAGTTTAAGATCAGCGGCCTCCGCGCCTGTGCCCAAACCCACGATTCATCGATGTCGACCTCGAGCTCGTTACCGCCGGTTATTACGGTATTGTGGATCTGGTTTAAGTATAACAGAGCTGCTGACTGCAGTGAGGAGGTCCCCTGATCTGAGGTCACCTCCCCGCAGTGCCTGAGCACGTCATCAAGGAGGTCCGCTGTTGTCCTGAAGTTTGCCACGTTCCCCCTTGCTGGTCGTTACCCTTTTTTCGGCTCCTTAGCCTTCTTTAGCTGCTCGGCCTCTGCCCGCAGTGCCGCAAGTTCCGCCTCTAGGGCAGCATTCTTGTCTTCAAGTGCTTCCTCTCGGGAGGCTGGGGCAGGAGCCACATCAAGGTGCTTATCGGAGATTTTTTCCCAAACCATCTCCTTACCTTCTTGCTTAAAGGCGTAGCGTCCGGCCGGCTGTCCGTTCGGGTAGTAGCAGTTCCCTGAGCCGATGGGCCGCTCGTAGAGGACTTCTTCACCGCGGCTGTGCCGGGCGTAATCCTGGACTCTGATGAGCTTTCCGGTCTTCGCGTCTGAAATATGAACGCGGTTATCAAAGCCGGTGCTCGGGTCTAGGACCGGATGTTCTATTACCTTTTTTGCAGGCGTAGCCTCTGTCATTGTTTCCCCCTGGGGTTTCCCCTCATTAGTCTAGGGAAACGCTACCTTACCAACCGATGACTTCGCAAATGATAGTCTGGGCAGCGATTGCTACGGAAGTCACTTCGGCTAAGGCAGCATTTGAAGGTGTCGTCGTGACGATGCCGCCGATGGTTCCCGAGGCAGCTGAGATACCTGCAATAGACTGAGAGCCACCGGAGTTAAACACACCGTTTGCGACTAAGGCGTTAACGGCCTGAGTGCCGGCTGTGCCGGAGCCTGAGGCGACAAAGAGTGTGTGATTATGCGCTGCGCCAGCAGTCTGAAAGATTGCAAGCTTATTCGTGCTGGAGATGTAGCTGAAGAGGTAACCGGCGGTTCCCTGCTCAACTACGGTAAGGGATTCAACTACGTTAGGGCAGCCTAAGTTGCCAATAACGAGGGGGATGCCACCTGCGGAGTAGGTCTTAGCCCCGTCACCGAAGGCAAGCTGGACTCGGTTACCGACTTTGCTGTTTCCGAGTCTGCGGTAGTTCTTCACCGTGTAGGTTACGTCAGCTGTTCCAATACCGGCCATGTTGCCTCCTTAAGGCTCATCCCCTTAACGGGTACGTTGCGCCCGGGCCCGCAGGCCCGAGCGTTTGCTCTTCGGACTTAATTAAGCCGAAGCGACCATATTCGTTTCGTTCGCGACATACTCAGGCGCTGGGTCAAACATGAAACCGGGGAAGCCGGCTCCTGCCGCAGTCCCAGAGTCAACCGCCTGAACTTTCTTCGTGATCATCAGCTCTTCGCCAGCGTTCAAGCGGGCGTAAGCGACATCCTTGTAGTAGACCTGACCGACGGAGGCCGCGGTCGGAATCGTCAAGGCGCCGATCAGGACCGAGCCCGAGGTGCTGCCGTAAGTGGGGAATCTATAAAAACCCACCTGCGCTGCAACTGAGCCCGAGGTGACCGCAGTGGTCACCAGGAAGGAGATGCGGTTTAAGGCGACAGGCGCATGAATTGCGTAACCGGCCCAGTTGCCGACGGAAGCAGCCAAGTTTAAGGCTGTGTCAGCGGCAGAGTCGATGCGCACGACTGCATGGGACCAGCTGGAATATTCGGGGCGTGACATAGTGTCTTCTCCTCTAAGTTAAAAAGTTAGCAATTACAGAGAGCTCATCATGATGCTGCGGGCCTCACCGGCGTTGGCAGAATCAGACCAGATCTGTGCGAAACCGTAGATGCCGTACCAGGCAACACCTTTGCTGCGGCCGTAATCCGTGGGGATCTTCGCCCGGAGCTCAGGGTCAACAGCGACACCCATCGTAGCGACGTCAGTTCCGAAGAACACGGCCTCGCCTACGCTGTTAACGCCCTTGCTGCCGCTAAGCGAGGAAGTATCGTTCACTTCCACGAAGCGGATGTTCTCGAGCATACCGACTTCGGAGTTATATTTCGCCTGCGGGTCTGTGTACTTCTTCCAGTCAACCCAGGCCGGATCTGACATCAGCGAGCGCTTAGCCTTCGTGCTGATCAAGCAAACATAATGTTCGCCGTCAAAGGGCTCCATGTAGTAGGTCGTGAACATCGCATCGCGGATCTGCTCGATGTGGTAGAGGTTCGGGTTAACCGTAGCGGTTCCGCTAGTACCCGTGGTGTTAATCGTCAGCGAGGAGATGCCGTTGCAGTAGGCCTGCAGCTGGCCGACTTTGAACTGAGCGGCAGCCGCACGGTCAAAGCTGATCTTAAGTTGGCGCATCAGCATGCGCTGAACCTTACTTTCCAGGTCGAAATACAACAGGTCCTGAGCGAGCGAGGTGAAGGGAACGGCTCGTCCGTTCTCAGCCACCGTAATGCTCTGAGTGCTGATGCTGAAGACGTCCTCAGAAATCGGCTGACCTTCGCTCAGGAGCGACGAAGAGGGCACCGCGATGTTGCTAATGCGGGTAACGTTTAAGGTGTCACCGGAGTTCCGTCCGTAACCGGGCTCCGCATCCACGAAGGAGGCGAAGAGCGATTGCACGACAGAGGCTTCACGAAGCTGCGCGGACAGGATGTGGTTCTTCAGGATGCCAGAGCTGACATCTGCTGACCAAGTGTAAGTTGCCATTTTTCCCCCTAATTAAGTTTGAGGGTCAGGCGTCCTTATTAGCGTGCCTGTGCCCTGCCACGCCTATTTTGTCGGAGTTGCTGCGTAAAACTCAAGGCCTGCGGCTTTGCCTTCTCTGTGGTTACCCCCTGCGCTCCGCTCGGCGCTGTCGCCTGCTTAACCTTCGGCAGTTCGACTTTTGGCATCTTCGCTTTGATGACCGGCTCTAGGGCTTTGCGCGTCTTCTCAGCAAGCTGCTTAAGTGCCTGATTCAATTCGATATGCTGGAGGGTGTCCCAGTTTTTCTGCATGGTGAACTCTACGAATTCACGGGCTTCGCTTAAGTCCGGGTAATCTTGGTAGAATTTCTCCCAGGTCCGCTTATGTGAGTCCCTTAGCTGCAGGTCACGGTCAACTGCTGCCTTCGCCTTGCTGATAATCTCAGCCTCCCTCTTAGCGAAATAACCGGCAGGGTCCGTGTAGTATTCTGGGTCAATCTCGCGGGGAGCTTCAGGCTCCGCTGGGGCCGCAGGCTGGTTACCCGGTGCTTGCCGTGAGGCTGCCTCGACGCCTTGACGGAAAGCGTCAGCGGCAATCTTCTCCTGCTCAAGCTGCTCGGCATAGGCCCAGGCCTCTTCCTGCGTCTGAAAGTCCTTCCCTCCGATGCGAAACTTCGCAGGCTCCGCTGCTGGAGCGGCTTCTGCGGCTGCCGCCTCGCCCTCTTCTGGGCTTTCCGCCTCCTGTGCGTGTGCAATAATGGGTGCGACACCTTCCTGCGTTTCATGCGTGACGTGCGGGTCAGCTGCAATAGCTGCCATCATCTCGCGGTCCTCGTCGGGCGGAGTTCCTTCGGGGGCCGCGCTCTTTCCCTTAGCCTGCTGCTCTTCTTGCACCTGTGCGACTGACTTAAAGCCGCCCCTGCGGAACTTCGTCCCCGCTTTAACTTCGGGTAAGGTGCCTCCGTCAGCTACTGCGGTCTCATTCTCTTGCGTCGTCATAGAGTTTCCTTTCAATGGCCTCAGCCTCTTTGATCTTACGGGTGATGTCGCTTCTCATGCTGTCGAGGGTGCTTAGCTCAGCCACAAGGGGGAGGAGCTGCTCATGCTGCCCTGCCCGGAAGGCCGCTACTAGCTTACTTATAACCAGGGCCTGTTTAGTCCCCAGTAAGGGGAAAAGGACTTCAGTCTCTGCCCTCAGTGAGCGACCTGTGTTTAGCTTCTGCTGCTCCTGTTCTGTTATCTCATTGAGCATTCTGCCCTCCGTTTCCTTGCGCTGCCTGTGCCGCGAGTGTGCTGCTGATCGGTGCCGCTGAGCCTAGCTGCTGCTGCAGTGAGCCCTGCTGTGCTGAGGGGACCTGCGACATCATATCCGGTCCCTGCGGTCCTGGTGCCCCCTGCTGCGGCCCTGCGGGAGGTGCAGCCATCTGCGCCTGCTCCGCCTCACTCAGCTCAATGTCTTCGGTCCTCACGCCTAAGTTTTTCATACTCCGGTCAAGCAGCTTTTCGACTGAG